CTTCTATCAATGCCAATGGTAAATCGCTTGTAATAAGAAATATCATTATAACGGTTCTTTAATTGTTTTACCATAATTTGCCCCATTTCCTCTAGTTCTTCAGTGGACATTAACCCAATGAATAAATCTAATGTATGGGCAATACCAATAGATTCGCTAACATTAGTCAAATCCATATCGCTAGAAGTCTGCCCTTCGCGGTTGGGTTGCGTGGCTGTAATAATTGGGACATTATACTCTACGGCTAATCCGCGTAATTCTTCGGCAATAGATTTAATTAACATATAAGAATTAATGCCATTACCATATTTCATTCTCTGAGAAGCGCAGATGTTCAAATAATCGATACAAATCAAATCAGGCTTAAAATCTTTCTTACCTTTCAATTCTTCTAGTAACATTCTAAAATGACCAGCATGAGCAGATGAAGTAGGATATTCCTTAATGATCAATTTACCAGTAGTCTTATCCATTAACCGTTTCATCCTCGTTTCGAATACCGGTCGCTCCACGGTCTTTAAATCTGTAATAGGAATATTCAATAAATTAGCATCAATCCTTTCGGCGATACGTTCTTCTGACATTTCCATTGTAATATATAGAACATTTTTCCCTTGACTCATGGTAGAAGCAGCAACATGACACATTGCTAAAGATTTACCAACGCCTGTGTTATGAGAAGAAACGCCATTTGTATAATACCGGTGATTTTCATGGTCAACTGTAATATCGACGATAGGTATTAACTCGCCAGTTTCAACAATATAACCGCTGACTAAACCTTTATCTGTATGAAAGTTTACTGTTTGACCTACAAGATCCTTAGCATAATACCAACCTGCCTGAGTCTCAAACAGATGAATTTCATTACATCTAACAATATCGCCGTTAGATAACGTAAGGACATACTCATCCCAAAAACCTTTATCTACAAATCTAGTTACATCAACTAACCCATCAGGAGAAGTAACTTCAATTTTATGTTCTAATAATAAATCTTTTACTTGCCCAATTTTAATAGTAGTATTATCGACCCAACCTTTCCTGTTTGTAATTCTGACATCAATTGGAGTATCCGGATGGACGCAACCTGCTAAGAAACAGTTTAATGTTTTAAGACTTAACCCGCCGCCGGTAATCTTATTCATTAAATCTAAGTCAAACGGTATTTTTGTTTCTACATTATGGTAATGATCATATCGTTCAGAATAATCTAAAATGTAATCATGACCAACATTAGTATCAAAAGAAACCGCAAGAGCATCAGATAAGATAGAAGGGATGGCGTCATCTTTAAATTGTTTATCTTTACCTTCAATGATTTTAATTGAATGTAAGATAGCATTTAATACAGCTTTATCTTTACAGAACTTTTCGGTTTCTAGTACAAGCCAATCAGAATTTATATCTTTTTGTTCAATTTTATTGACAGAATCTGTTAATATTGCTAACTCTTTATCGTTGATATCTTTTCTATTTGATATTTCGATAGTCAATATTTGAGGAGTAATTACTTTATTGAATTGATTAAAATATTCACTGATTTCCTCAATAATGATAGATT